AGCAGAAGAGGTAATGTACGCTATAGGAGATCATTATAACATTGGTGTTGATATTTTGAAAGGACCATGGGATGATGACGATGATGAAGTTAGTCATGATGGAATACCTGGAATAAACGAAGGTAGAAAATCAAAAACATACGGAAGAATCTCAGAAGGTAGAAGAAAAAAATCTACTGGAGGTAAAGTTGTTACTGAAAACGATTATGAAACTGGAGGATATGTTGAAAGTATGGGACCTTTATTTGATAAAGGTGTTAATCTGTTAATAAAAGCTTGGGAAGAGTGGAAGATGGGACCAATGACAGAGCCGGGTATGATAGAATTCGCTAAAAAAGACGTACTTAATTACTTAGAAACTCAATTTATGGTTGAGAATCTAGAAGAAAAGAAAGGAAAAGATCACGATGGTGATGGAGATGTAGACGGAGACGATTACATGGCAGCAAAAGATAAAGCTATTAAGAAAGCAACAGGTAAAGATAAAATCGTTAAAGAGAATATCAAAGCTATTATTACTAAGGTACTAGAAGAAGGAGTAATAAATGAAGCTGCTACAAATGAATTAGCAAAATTTGCTGATCAGTATGGAGGTTTCGAAGGAATGAAACCAGCAATTATACAGCTACAAGATCTTGTCACAGATATAGAAGCATATTACGATAAAACAAGAAGTAAGATACAGAAAGTATACGATACATTAGGTGATATTAGAAATGAGGAAGGATTAAAAGTTGGAGGCTTTTTAGCTCCTTCTATTGAATCAGCATTTAATAAAGACCTAAGACCAGTAACTAAATCAGGATTTACAAAAGGTTTAGATCAACCTAAAGTTAAAGTTATATCCCAAAACGATATAGACAGACATAACTCAGGCGAAGCTCCATTAGGAGAAGAAGAAAAGCAAACGGTATATAGCCGTCCATCGGTTAATGGTACTTTACAATAAACATAAATAAACATGGCACAATTATTAATAGAAGTAACCCCATTTACCTCAATACTTAAGGAATCAAAAGAGAAACCGGGAGTATATGAGGTTGAAGGTATTATGCAAAGAGCAGTATCAAAGAATCAAAATGGTAGGACCTATAGTAAGGCTATTTTAGAAAGAGAATCAGAAAAGTATATAGAAGAGTTTGTTAAGAACGGTAATGCATTCGGAGAGCTGGATCATCCTGAATCTCCTATTGTCTCCTTAAAGAACGCCTCTCATATAGTAAAAGAGCTATGGTGGAAAGGAAACGACCTTATGGGACGCGTAGAATTACTTAACACACCTGCAGGTAATATAGTAAAAGAGATTATAAAAGCAGGACATACAATAGGTATATCTTCTAGAGGAACAGGATCAGTACAACAGACAAACGAAGGTACCTTAGAAGTACAACCAGACTTTGAATTAGTATGTTGGGACTTTGTATCGAATCCTTCTACCCACGGCGCATTTATGAATCCAATTACTTTACAAGAAGGTAAAGCAAATGTATCTAAATATAAAAACTTAGATTCTATAATCAACGATATATTAAGAGCATAATGATAACATTATCTGGACTCATTTTAGAAAGTGACGAAACTCAACTAGGAGCTGAATTAGCTAAAGCGATAGAAGCTGAATTTGGAGAAGAAGGAGATGTTAATGAAGTTATAACCACAGTTGGTATACTATCATGGGCATTAGCTTCCAATACAGTTTTAGATATACTAGGTAAGTATGCAGCAAAAGGCTTCAAGAAATTAGGTTTAGAAAAAGCAGCAAATAAAGCAGACGCAGTACATAAATGGGCACACCATAATGAAGTTAATATAGTAAGAGCAATTAGCGGCTTTATGAAACCATTTATAAAGGATGAAAAAAAGAGACAATTAGTTGCTAAAGGATTATTTATTGCTATGTTAGCAGGATTAGGAGTAAAAGCCGGAATAGGTGCATTAAATGCTCTAAGAGGAGCAAATGTAGCTACAGCTACAGTATCAGCAGTAAAAGCAGCACTTAAAGGAAGAGATATTGCAGTCGTAGGCGCCGAAATAGCAGGAGCAGTTGCAGCATCTGCGTAAAAAATACTATTTTATTTAGTTTTACAGAAAAGGTATATATTTATATAAGAATATACAGTGATCTATACTGTATTAAATTTTGTAAAAACTTTCCTATTACGATTACAATAATCGTAGAAATCAAACAAACTTATTAAAAAATGGCAAACAAAGATTTATTCAAGCAAGCTATTGCTGAAGCAAAATCTATTAGAGAAGCCGCTATCGCTAACGCCAAGGAAGCTTTAGAAGAGTCGTTAACTCCACATCTTAAGGATATGTTAGCTGCTAAACTTCAAGAAATGGATGATTCATCTGTTGAAGAAGAAGTAGTAAACGAAACTGAAGAAGTAGAGGAAGGAAACTACTCTGACGAAGAAAAAATGGAAGAAGAAGTAGAGGAAGGATCTATGGAGGATGAAGATGCAATGGAAGAAGCTGAAGAAGCAGAGGATGATTCAGAAGAATCTGAAGACGAAGCTGACGAATCAGAAGACGAAGAAGAAGACGTAGAAGTTAAAGACATGGAAGTCGATGACCTTAAAGATCTTATTCGTGACATTATCTCTCAAGAAATGGGAGCTGATGATGAAATTGACAATTCAGATATGGATGCAGGTGCAGAAATGGAACCAGAAATGGACATGGGTGCAGATGTAGACGGTGAAGAAGAAATCGATTTAGACGAATTGTTAGCAGAACTGGAAGCAGTTTCTGAAGAGCAAGAAGTAGAAGAAGAAGTTGTTGCGGAAGTAGAAGAAGAAGTAGAAGAAGAAGTAGTAGCTGAAGAAGAAGTTAAAGAAGAAGATAATTCTGAATTAAACGAAGCTTTAGAGACTATCAATACTCTACAAACTCAACTACAAGAAGTAAACCTTCTTAATGCAAAACTTATGTACGTTAATAAAGTATTTAAAGTTAACAACTTAAGTGAAGCACAAAAAGTTAACATTATCGCTGCTTTTGACAAAGCTGAAACGGTAAAAGAAGTTAAATTGGTATTTGAAACTGTTTCTGAAAACGTAATAGCTAAGAAAACAGCTATTAAGGAATCAAAATTAGGTATGGCAAGTAAAGCTACTGGAACTACTGCAAGTAAGCCAGAAGTAATATCTGAAGTATCTGATGCGGTTAAAAGAATGCAAAAATTAGCTGGAATCATTTAATTAAAAAATTTAAAAAAACAAAAAACAATCATGGAAATTAATTCTCTATTAGAAAGTGCAAACGGATACAAAAGCTTACAAGCTGATGCATCTAGACTTGCCGACAAATGGGCTGCTTCTGGATTGCTTGAAGGATTAAACGCAAAAGACGCGACTAACATGTCAATGATGTTAGAAAATCAAGCAAAACAAATTGTAGCTGAACAATCAAGCACAAGTGCTGGATCTGCTTTTGCAGGCGGTGCTGGTGAGCAATGGGCTGGAGTAGCTTTACCTTTAGTACGTAAAGTATTCGCTCAAATCAGTGCAAAAGACTTTGTATCTGTACAACCAATGAACTTGCCTTCTGGGCTAGTATTTTTCTTAGACTTCAAATATGGATCTGCTGTAAACGGTAGAGCTACAACTGATAGTTTGTATGGAAAAGCTGGTAACGGATTTGCAGGAAACGAAGCTGAAGACGGACTTTACGGAGCTGGTCAATTCGGTTACTCAGTAAAACCAAAAGGATCTGCATCTCACGCTATCGCTTCTTCTGCTGCTGCTACTGCTGCTGATGTAAACTTCTCTGGTAAAGAAACTGGAAAAGATTTAATCGTAATGGATATTCCTGCTGATGCTGATAAAGAAGGTGTAAGAGCTTTCCAATCATCTTTAGCTGGTCTATTACCAGAATTTACAAAGATCGATGCTAACGGTAAACTAAACATGATCGTAGACACAACTGCTGCTACAGATCATACTTTAACTTACCACGTACAGCCTGCTGCTAATACAAGAGGTGACTTTGAAGACTCTACTGCACCAGGTGCTGGAGAAGTTTCTTCATTAGCTATCCCAGAGATTAACGTAGACATGAAATCTGAATCAGTTGTTGCTAAGACTAGAAAGTTGAAAGCACAATGGACACCAGAATTCTCTCAAGATCTTAACGCTTATCATTCAATTGACGCTGAAGCTGAACTTACTTCTTTATTGAGTGAGTACATTTCAATGGAAATTGACTTAGAGATCTTAGATATGTTAATTTCAGGAGCAGATACTACTGAGTACTGGTCAGCAAATAACAACAAAGTATGGAACGGAAGTGCATTTGTAACTGATTCTTCTGATTTCTATAATACTCAAGGACAATGGTTCCAAACTTTAGGAACTAAAATCCAAAAAGTATCTAACAAGATTCACCAAAGAACATTAAGAGGTGGTGCAAACTTCCTAGTATGTTCTCCATCAGTAGCTACAATCTTAGAATCAATTCCAGGATTTGCTGCTAACACAGATGGTGACTCTGCAGAATTTGCTTTCGGAGTACAGAAAGTAGGTCAATTAAATGGTAGATTTAAGGTATACAAAAACCCTTACATGACTGAAAACGTAATCCTAACAGGATTTAGAGGTGGACAGTTCTTGGAAGCAGGTGCTGTATATGCTCCTTATGTACCATTAATCATGACTCCTCTAGTATACGATCCAGTATCTTTCACACCAAGAAAAGGTATCATGACTCGTTACGCGAAGAAAATGATCAGACCAGAATTCTACGGAAAAATCTACGTAGCTGATTTGGCAACAGTATAGTATTAAATACATACTGATAAAATTGAGAGGGGCTTTTTTAGCCCCTTTCTTTTTGTACTTATATTAACAATCGCTATTTATAGGTATAAACTAAAACGTTATTACGCATGGCATCTAACCATCATACGGACGATGTATTCGTCCAAAAAAGAAGACCTAAAAGACCAATTAAATTTCAAGTACAGCTTAACGAAGAACAAAAGGTAGCAAAAGCTTTAATATTAGACTCTCCCGTAACCGTGTTAAAAGGTATGGCTGGTTCTGGAAAAACGTTAGTAGCAACACAAGTAGCATTGGATTTACTATTTACAGGTCAAGTTGATAAGATTATAATAACAAGACCAACAGTGTCTAAAGAAGATATAGGATTCCTACCAGGAGATATAAGAGAAAAGATGGATCCTTGGTTAGCACCAATCTATCATAACTTATACATGCTATACAATAAAGATAAAGTCGACAAAGAATTAGAAAAAGGCAGTATCGAAATTGTACCATTTGCATTTATGAGAGGTAGAACATTTGTTGACTCATTTATTATAGTAGACGAAGCACAAAATGTTACTCATAGTCAAATGGAAACTGTAATAGGTAGATTAGGAAAAGGGTCAAAAATGGTAATATGTGGAGATATGGCACAAATAGACCTTAAAGATAAAAGAGAAACAGGATTTTCTTTCCTATCCAGAATAGAAGAAGAGGTTCCAGGCTTTGTAACACATGCACTTTTACACAACCACAGACATACAATTGTAGCACCTATCTTAGAAGTATATAAAACCTTCAGAGATTAGGCACTATTTATAAATAAACTACTACTATGGCTAATATATCTATATGGGATGGTAGTTCTACATTTAGTGTAGGACAAACACCTTTCGGCTTTTACGATACAGACGCAGCATTTACAGCAGATGCTGATAAAGTAGCGAAATTTTGTGCTCAAAGACTTGGGTTCCCATTAATGGATGTAGAATTACAATCAGGCTCCTTTTATGCATGTTTTGAAGAAGCAGTAACCACTTACGGTAACGAAGTATTTCAATATAAGATTAGAGAAAACTACTTGAACTTGGAAGGAGCTCCAACAGGTAGTACCTTAAACAATCAAATAGTTGAAGCAAACATAAACAGGTTTGTACAAATTGCAAAAAACTACGGAACAGAAGCAGGCATCGGAGGAAACGTAACAAAGCATTCAGGATCAATAGACCTTACAGGGTCTGTTCAAAATTACGACTTAGATCAATGGGCTACAGATAATGCTATTGAAGGCGGGATAGAGATTAGAAAAGTATTTTACGAAGCACCACCGGCAATAACGAGATTTTTTGACCCATACGCTGGAACAGGAACAGGAGTACAGTCTCTAATGGAGTCTTTTGGATTTGGTTCATACAGTCCCGGTATTAGTTTTATGTTAATGCCTGCATCATATGATATAATGAAGATGCAAGCGATAGAATTTAATGATCAAATAAGAAAATCAACTTTTACATTTGAATTAATCAACAATCAATTAAAAATATTCCCAGTACCTAAACAACCAGGTAAGTTGTTTTTTGAATATATGAAACTATCAGATAAATCTGCACTTAACTTTGACAGTAGTACAGGTAATATAACCACAGTATCAGAAGTACCATATAGTAACCCAGAATACACACATATTAATAGTGTAGGAAGACAGTGGATATTCCAATTTACTTTAGCTTTAGCAAAAGAAATGCTAGGTTATATTAGAGGTAAATACACAACCGTACCAGTTCCAGGATCAGAAGCAACATTAAATCAAGCAGACTTATTAACTGATGCAAGAAGCGAGAAGACAGAATTACTTACTAATTTAAGAAGTATGTTGGAAGAAGCATCTAGAGGAGCACAAATGGAAGCACAGGCACAAGAATCTGACTTTCTTAGAGCTACTTTAGCTCAAGTACCAATGACAATACACGTAGGATAATGAAATTGATGACAATATTAGAACAGATAGTATTCAGTACCTACGAAGGTATGGTACGTATAATGTATCAAGAAGGTGAAAGCGAAGATTTAGCAGAGCTATTACGTGCTTTACCAGGGGTTACCACTGTTACTAATGCAGGATCAGCAGCAGAAATGTCAAGTATGACGTTTAAAATAAAGTTAATATCACAAAAAGGAGGAGAAGAGGCTTTTAATTCGTTTAAAGCTAATGCAAAAGAGAAGTACAGTAATATAATTAAGATAGAAATCGCAGTAGAAACAATACAGGAAAAATAATGCTATTCGGAAGTAAAAGAGACTTTGATTTATTTGTTAGTGTCAACAGAGAACTAATAAAAGACATTATTGAGCAAGAAGTACTTTACTATAAGCTCAGTATTGCGGATACTAGTGTAAATATATACGGAGAAGCACTTCAAAAAACATATCTAGAAGCAGTAAAATTAAACTGCTTAATAACTAGAGGAGATCAAGTATACGATGTAGATGAATTTGGACCAGATTTAGGTAGAAATGCATCATTTGCATTCTTAAAACCGGATTTAGAAGATATATCAACGGTACCTGAAGTAGGAGACATTGTAATGTGGCAAGAAGACTACTATGAAGTAGACGTAGTTAAAGAAAATAGCTTACTATTAGGTAAAGATAACAAGTATAACATCGATAGACCTAATTCACATGGTTCATCTATGTCAATTATAGTAGATTGTCACTTAACTAGAGCTGATAGAGTAGGGCTTAATAGACAGAGAATGTAAAATGGCTAAAAGAAAGAAACCTATACCAAAGAAACAGGCAGAGATAATGAGAGATCAGATATCTCCAATTCTCCCTACAGGAAAACCTGTTATACCTAACAGTAAGAAAAGAGAAAACCAGCGTTCTGTAAAAGGAGATAAAGTTAAACAGCTTACAATAGGTTTAAGAGATATAGACGAAACTATTATCTATTACTTTAATAATGTTATTAAACCAACAGTAATACAGAACGGTAACAAAGCAAATGTACCAGTAATGTATGGATCACCAGAAAGATGGAAAGCAGTACAGAAGGATGGCTTCCATAGAGATAAAAATGGAAAGATTCAAGCTCCTTTAATTATGTTTAAAAGAGATTCTGTAGAAAAAAATAGAAATCTAGGTAATAAAGTAGATCCACGTAACCCTATTAGTTACGGTATATACAAGAAGTCCTTTTCTAACAAAAATATATACGATAGATTTAGCTTATTAACTAATAGAGAACCTATTAAAGAATACTACGGTGTAATAATACCTGAATACGTTACTTTAACTTATTCCTGCATGATATTCACAGATTATGTAGAACAGATGAATAAGATAATAGAATCTATTAACTATGCATCAGATGCTTACTGGGGAGACGAAGAAAAGTTTAATTTTAGAGCTAGAATAGACTCATACACTACATCTACGGAATTAACCCAAGGAAATGAAAGAGCTGTAAAGACTAATTTTACAATAGTAATGAACGGACATATTATACCAGATGCTATAAACGCTACTTTAGCAGGTATGAACAAATACTACTCTAAATCATCAGTTACTTTTGGGTTAGAAACAGCAGGTACATTAGAAACAATACAAGCTTCTGCTAGAACAGAAACTAAAGATGCAGATTATAGATTCTTTGATTCAGGTACCGCAGGTGTACAGAGTCAAGGTATGACAGAGGATCAATTAGACTATGTCACTACTAATTCTACTGTAGTAGCTAATTTTACTACAAATAATGCAGCAATATTTCAAAATACTACAGTACTTGAAGTACCAAACGGATTCTCATCAGGACCAGAACGATTCTCTTTATATATTAACGGACAGTATATGTTACCATCACTTTATACAGTATCACAGACAGGAAATGATATTAGTGTAGTAGTGCAGACAGGAGCAACAGAATACTCTTTAGATAATGGAGACCAAATAGTACTATCAGGAAAAATTAAAACTACAACATAACAGATGGCATTAATACATTGGAAACAGATTGATGGTGACTTAAGCGGCTCAAGGGTACTAACAGGAAGTCTTGTAGTTTCTGGAACTATATCCGCAGATGAATTCATAGGAATAGATCCATCAGCTATATTTACCGGTTCTATATCAGCATCAGTAGCTCCTACAGGTAATGTCTTCACAATAAAGAGTGGAAGCAATGATTTAGTTACCGTAGATGAAAATGGTAACGTAGTTGTAGAAGGAACACTCAAAGCACAAGAGTTTTACACTGAAATAGTTAGTGCATCCGTAATATTTGAATCAGGATCAACCTTATTTGGTAATTCATTAGACGATACACACCAAATCACAGGTAGTTTACTTATATCAGGATCTGATGGACATCAAATATCAGGGTCACTAACAGTAAGCACTACAGAATCAGGTTCAACAGCAATAGTATCTAATAACACCACAGTAGGGTACCCAACTTCTAATGAATGGCAAGATAATTTAGATGGATCTTATTTTGATATATTTAACCACAACACACATATATCTGAAATATTAAGATTTATGGCAGGTGTAATGAGTTCATCATTAGATGTAGCAGCACCTACACCTAATACAAAAACTTGGGGAAGTACTTCTATTAACTATAACATAGGTAATACTATTAATAAAAGTCAAGTACTGCCGGGTGTTTTTAATGGAGAACACGTAAGTTTATCCAATAACTGGAGAACATCTGCTTATATAGACAGTACAAAAACTGGTTCATTTGAAAATATACAAGAGTACTTTATAGGAAAAGGTTTTTTACTTAATAGCGAAACAGGAAGTGATCATGCAGGCACTAATCCACTAGACTCTGGCCAATTTAGTAGAGTACCCACACAAATACTTAGAGAAGATAACTTTAACACACTCACCGGAACATTATTAGCTAATGCTACAGGAAATACTTTAGCATCTTCTAATGCATCTTATTTTGGATTAGGACTACTAACAAGTGGACAAGCAACTAATGTTAGAGTAAGAGTAGAAACAACACAATCATTTAAAGATGATTACTCCTCTGGAACACCATTCGCAGGCTCTTCAGCAGCTACATACAGTACAAGCTCGTTTTCTGTATTTAATAATAATCAATTTAATACAAGTAACGGAATAACTGTATCTAAAATAGAGACAACTCAACCTGCAGTAATACCAGCAGCATACCAAGACGGTGATTTTACTATGACTACCGCAATAACCGGTAGAAAGTATACAAACGACGCTACTGCCGCTAATAACATATCAGCAAGCGGTTACTATAGGTTAGATAGCACAGTAATAGGTCTTCAGACAGGTTCACAAGTTGGATATACAACTCAAACCCCAGCAGACAGTGCAACAAGCTTTTACCTGTACCACGATGGACCTATTGATATAAGAACAGGATCACAGTACCTATCAGCATCAGCAGATCTAACAAGAAATTCAATAACAGCAACATCAAGATCATTATCTGGAGCACCCTACATATTAGATGCAGACTATACATTTACTTTCTCAGGAGAAGTTACTGGAGCTTTTGATCCAGGGTATGGAGATGGAGATAATCCTCTATTTGTTTCAACACCAGTAAATAACTGGAATAATATAGGTTCAACTTCACTTAGCAACATATACCTTGGAGTACATCGTACCAATAACGTACAACATAGTAGTGCGATACTAGGAGTATTATCGGCTGATAAAAATACTCAACGTAATGTTGGTGATGTACCTTATATAGATGATATAGGATTCATATCTAGTTCTTTTAGCTTTGACCTTAACAGCAATGTAGATAATACACAGTTAACTAGAAACCAACAAGAGGCTTTAAATTATAACTTAAGTTTTAACTTGCAAGCTACACATGGAAGTAAGGATGAAACACGTTTGAATGTAACTAGCAGTACACAAAAGTTTTACGATAACACACTATTTGGTCAAAGTAAGACAACCAAAATGGCTATTTACAGTAGACCGCAAGGATATGATGCAAGCAGTTTAACAGGTACTACTGAAAATTTTTCTGGAGAAGATCATAGAATTAAAGTTAATAATAATGTAGTAACATTTACTGGAGAATCTTTTACTACCGATACTTACGATGTTACAAATGTATTAGGAACACTAGATTTACAAGTAAAACCGGGATACTTAGTAGACCCAGGAGGAAACTATGGATACTGGTACGACTCAGGATTTGCACCAGCAAATTATAAATACTATATACGTAAATTTAGAATTAGCGGAGCTAAAACATCTATGACTGTTAATGTAGAGAAAACATTGAATAATTGGGATTCATCTGCAAATGGATATGCTGCTGTTGTACTATTTAAATCAAGTGGAGACAGCAGTGGATATAATAATAGCTTATCAACCGCAAGAATATATGATCCTAGTGAATTAAATTCTAACTCTATAGAAACAGGTATAACATCAGACAACTTTAAAAACCCATTTTCAGATGATATAGATTTATACGGTAATATAGGAGGTACACTTTATTCGACTACATATACTATGCCTTTAAGAAATGCAGACGGAATGTATTTAGATAATGACGACAATGAATTTTACCTAATTATAAGATATAAAGGAGATCCATCTCCTGTAACAGACATAAACATTACTACATCATAATGGGATTTATAGATAACACAAAAAAAGCATTAAGGTTACTACTGGGTAGAAGATTTACCAGTGATGATTTATCTATGCAGCAAGAAGCATTTACTTCTACGTTAGATATATCAAGTGCGGATGTATACACTCAAGATCATTTAGTTCCTTCTACCGATCTACCATTTAGCGGTAGCAGTCAAAATGGAAATACCGAAGACGGTGTTATTAAATACTGGTATAGACAGAGACTAACTAAATCAAATCTAGACACAGACGTATGGTTCTTCATAACACCTACAGGAAGTGATTCAGGAGTCACTCCTCAAATTATTAATGCTAATCAAAAAACAGATTTTATATCAAGTAAGTATTCAATACCAGAACTAACTAATGCTGGAACAGAAGATATCACACCAGGTTACAACGTAGTAGTGTATAAATCAACTTCTACTAATAGCGGTAGTTTTGCCGGTAGTGATAAAGTATCTATTAATGATTACCAATTTGACTACAAAACAGGTGTATTGCAGTTTGATCAAAATAAACCAACATCAACTCAAAAAGTATACATAACAGTATATCAGTACATAGGTAAAACATTAGCAACAGACCCTAATATAGGAATATTTACACAAACAGGATCTTTTTATTCGACTGAAAATAACTTAAAAGTTACTGGTTCATTTGACATATCTTTAGATGGAGTTGACGATAAAGTTACAGTATCATCAGGGGGAGATTTAAAATTTGAATTTAATGAAGAAGGAACAGCAAAATTCTCTCCACAAGTCAATACCCCAACAGCAGTAAGTGGTGGAATGTTTTACAGTGGATCGGATGAGTTCTTCTTAGGCTTTCATAATTAACTGATATTTATAATATATAAAAACAAACGATACCCATGGCAAATTGGAAAAAGATAATAGTTAGTGGATCCGATGCTCATTTAGCGTCTATAAAATCCTCTACACTTACTAACGATCAGATACTTATAGCAGGTACAGATGGTCTAATAGAGAATAGCGGAATAAGTTATAACGGATCTATTCTTAACATAGGGAGTTCAACAATATCATCAACAGGAGCAACCTCAATTTTATCAGGATCATTTAGCGGTTCGTTTGAAGGAGATGGTTCTGGATTAACTGGATTACCAACAGCTCTTAACTTTGCTGGTGATTCCGGAACAGACGCACTAAACCTATTAACTGATACATTAACCTTCGACGGTGGTACAAGTATAACTTCTACAGTTACTAATAACCAAGTATCCTTTGGAATAGATAACGGAGGTATTACAAAAACTCAATTAAATACCGACGTTGCCGGAACAGGGTTATCAGGAGGGGCTGGAACAGCTCTATCAGTAGACTATGGATCAACAGCCGGTACAGCAGTACAGGGTAATGTTAACTTTTCTTTAAGTGGTACATCAGGAGAGATTGGTGTAACAGGAACAACAGCACAAACATTAGGAAGTGGACCTTCTTACACACTAACTTTACCAGATACTATATCAGGTAATAGAACATTCTCAGGTACAGTTAATGTAGGGACTAATTTAGTTGTAACTGGTGATTTAACTATCAACGGTACAACAACAACATTAAATACTAGTAACTTATTAGTAGAGGATAGGTTTATACTCCTTAATTCTGGATCAGCAGATCCTGACGAAGGTGGTTTAATAATAGACGAAGGAAGTGGAGCAGGTCATGCATTTATATATGACGCTGGAGATACTAGATGGGGATTCAATGCATCAGTAGCACAAAACGCAACCACTGCTAATACAACAGCTTATGCAGCAGCTATAGTAGACTTAGATAACACAGCTCATTCTACTGCATATGGAACAACCCCAGCTGAATATGATAAAAGAGGTAACATTAAGATAGATACTTCTGACGATATTTGGATTTACGCATAAAATTTCTTACATTGGTTATATGGGAATACTTACAAAACAGAAGTTGAAAGCTGTAGAAGGCTTGTCTAAAGAAGATTTAGAGTTTATATTAACAAAATTACGATCGGCAAATTACTCTGGTCATGAATTTGAGCACTTTTATAAAGTGTGGACGTTATTAACAAATCATCTGAAAACTATTAAAAAATAACATCGGAGCCTTACGGGCTCCTTTGCTATTTATACGTATATTATAGGCCCGAAAGGGGAGTGGACAGGCAATCCTGTAGCCAACCGTAATTAAGAAGATATGCCAAATTGGAAAAAACTAATAGTTAGTGGATCGGACGCTAACTTAAATTCACTTAATGTAACAACGAGTATCACAGGCTCGGACGTTAAAATAGACGACTGGGGATCCATATCAGGATCACTCGCAAACCTAACAGATAGTACACCAGACGGTTCCGGAACTGCAAACTACATAACAAAATGGTCTGATTCAGATACTATTACAGATTCTATTATAAAAGAGCAAAACTCTGGAATTGGTATAGGAGGAAACGTACAATCTGGTTTTAAATTAGATATAAACGGGAACACAGTAACTAGAGGAAACTCTTATCTGTCAGGAGCACTTGAGTATTTTGGCACCAATAATTTGAATATAAAAACGGGCGGCACAACCCGTATGAGCATCACCTCGACAGGTAACGTCGGTATAGCTGAGACTAGCCCTGGCTCTAAACTACAAATAGGTCTAGGA